GGGATGGGAGAAACCCTATGCGGCGCGCACTGTTGTGGATGATACTTGCATCCTCACCGTTGTCGAATGGAATAGCCGCGGCCCAACCACTGAACTTCGTGACCTTCACATCCGATACGACTTGGATCGTTCCCGCGGGGGTCACGCGAGTCATTTTGCATGGATGCGGCGGAGGCGGAGGTGGAGGCGGCGGTGGAGGAAACGCCCGGATCATCAGCTCTACTTACAACGATTACGCCGGGGGGTCAGGCGGAGCGGGGGGCGAGGGCTCGCCGCTTGTCCCGTTTGTTCAAACAGTTACCTCAGGATCAACCATTGTCATCAAAATTGGTGTAGGTGGGGCAGGTGGGGCTGGCGGAAAGGAAGCTGAAGAGGACGGAAACCCGGTCGGCCACGGAAGAAGAGGCCAAGATGGGACGGAAACATCATTCGGTTACACGGTTTTCTATGCGGGGGTTGGAGGAGGTGGTGGGGGTTTTGGCGGCATTGACAAGGGCATGCCCAATCGCGGTCAAAGTGTGAGTTATGAAGGCGGGGCCGGCGGAACCGGATCATATCCAGGCTTGCGCGGACCCACTCCGGGAGAAACACCTCTTCCGGGCGGAAACTTCCCAGGTGGCAAGGGAGGGCTCGTTTTCGGAGGCGAAACTGCTTACGGCGCTGGGGGCGGTGGCGGCGGGCCCGGTGGCTACGGAGCTGGCGGTGATGGCGCGGAGGGACACCGGTGGGGCAAAGGAATGGAAGGAAAAGACGGCCTCGGTAATTGTTCGGGCGGCGGCGGCGGTGCTGGAGGAGGTGCCCAATTGTTTGGATCATCGGACCCTTCAGGTCCGGGTCTCGGCGGCGTCGGAGGGCGGGGCGCACCTGGGATTTTGATCGTTACATGGTGAGGCTCGGCACCGCAGTAACAAGACATTTCTATGCTTCGAACGTCACGGCCTCTCCGCCGTCAGCATTTCGAGACGGGCGAACGGCGCGTTGGGTGAGCACCGACGGCAGGACACCGAAGGGATCAAGCTCGAGATCGCCGCGCCTGGATGCCGATCAAGCGTGCGTAGATCAACCGAGCCCCATTGGCCGCACGCTTGGCAGAAGAATGATAACCAAGGGAGACCGGCTGCAATCGCTGCGCCTACCGTCGGATAGAACCAAAGGACTCGCCCGCCAGCCTGCCGCGCATTCCAGATGGCGACGATCTTCCGCGCCTCGACAACCGCCTCGCGTTCGGCGTGCGCTCGCTTCGCCCTGGCCACAGCCTCGGCAGCGGCACGCTCGCGATCCTGCGCTCGGCGGTTCGGGCCCATGCGGGAAGGCTATTGCGGGCGGCATGGCATCGGCAAGCCAGCATGGTGCGGGGTTCGCATAGTTCGATCGGCCGTGAGTTGGCGCTGATTTCGGGACCACAACGGTATCGCGATTTAGAACCTGATCGCGAACAGCTCCCAACCGCTCAGGACCACCAAGAACACGATAAAACCGATCGCCAGCGCTTGTCCTACTTTGGAGACTTGCGTCTCGATCCGGGCAGCGACCATTGGCCTACCCTTGCCTGACGGAAAGGAGTGACCCTCCCGTATATTCCGGAGACTACTCGCAGCCCGTGCCGAGCGCTATTGTTTGTTGGAATGCGTGTGTTGCGTATCCGAGATGGCCCTGACTCAGGGAAGGCTGCTGGTGAGTGCAGCGCTAGAATGGCTAGGGGGGATAGCGGCCGTGGTCTGTCTGACTCGCCGGCGGCCACGGCTGAGTCACCACCTAAACACTGGGGCGACGAGGCGCGGCGGATCGATCGTTGAAATAATAATTCAAGAGACGGCCCCGGCCACTGGGGCCCGACCAGGACCGCCCGCCCGCAGGAACGGGAACCCCAGACATCCTGCCGGCCGAGACTAACCGGCCCTTGGCTGACCCGGTTCCACCGAGCGCCCGCGTCCGACCCGCTCGAGCCCAAGATCTTGGATCTCCAGGCAGTGCGTTGCCCCTTAGATTTTGCGATGTTATAACGTAACAACATTTCCAAGTGTTGCATGGCCGACGAACAGCAGGCCGATAGCTCGCAAGTCATGAGCGAAAAGAGAACCGCCGGCCTGACGCCCTTCACGCCCGAGAGCGCTCCACGTAGCGGCCGCATGAAAGGTTCGCGCAACAAGCTGGGCACCGATTTCGTGGCGGCATTGCAGCGGGACTTTGAGCAGCACGGCGAAGCGGTCATTCGCACTGTGCGGGTGGAACGGCCGGCCGAATATCTGAAAGTCATTGCGTCCATTTTGCCGAAGGAGCTTGAGATTACGTCGCCCCTGAAGGACATTCCCGATGAGCAGCTCGACGCAATCGTGGCCTATATCAACGGACGACTTGCCGACAGTGCGGGACATGGTGACGGCGGAACAGAACCGTCGCTTAACTGAAAACCGGCTTTTCTATTATCGCCCCTATCCCAAGCAGCGAGACTTCCACGCCGCTGGCGTTACCGCGCGCGAACGGCTGTTGATGGCAGGCAATCAGCTCGGCAAGACGCTGGCCGGGGGCTTTGAAGTCGCTATGCACGCGACCGGGCGCTACCCCGATTGGTGGCGCGGCAGGCGCTTTGATCGACCGATCAACTCCTGGGCCTGTGGCGTCACTGGCGAGGTTGTCCGGGACACGGTGCAGCGTGTCCTTGTTGGCCGACCTGGCTACGAAGGAACCGGCTCGATTCCGCGAGACGCCATTGACGAGCGCGTTCCTGCCCGCGGCGTTGCCGATCAATTGGACCTGATCAAGGTTCGCCACGTCTCGCACGGCGTCTCAACCATCGGGCTCAAGACCTATCAAGCGGGCCGCGAGAAGTTTCAAGGCGAGCAGTTGGATTTCGTCTGGTTCGATGAAGAGCCCACATTGGACATCTACACCGAAGGCTTAACGCGCACCAACGTCGGCAATGGTCCGGTGTGGCTGACGTTCACCCCCCTCATGGGCATGAGCACGGTCGTCAAGCGATTCCTGCTGGAGCACTCGCGCGACCGGCACATCGTCACGATGACCATCGATGATGTCGAGCACTACAGCGCGGAGGAGAAGGAAAAAATCATTGCGTCCTATCCCCCGCACGAGCTCGAGGCCCGCATCAAGGGCATTCCATCGCTCGGCTCGGGGCGGATCTTTCCCGTAATCGAGGAAAACATCGTCTGTGAGGCACGCGAGTTCCCGAGCCACTGGCCGCGCATCGGCGGCATGGATTTCGGCTGGGATCATCCGTTCGCGGCCGTGGAGCTGGTGTGGGACCGCGACACCGACACGGTCTATGTTGCCCGCCGCATCGGCTGCGGGAGGCAACGCCGGTACTACACGCGGCGGCGATTCGTCCCTGGGGCAATCTCTTGTGGGCGTGGCCGCGTGATGGCCGCCGCGAGACGCTAGAGGTGCTGGCATTGCATTGATGCGGCAATATCAGGAGCAGGGCCTCGACATGCTGCATGAGCACGCGCAGTTCGAGGATGGCAGCGTTTCCGTCGAGGCTGGATTGATGGACATGCTGGCGCGGATGCAGACAGGCCGCTTTAAGGTTTTCAAGCATTTGCTCGATTGGCTTGAGGAGTTCCGGCTCTATCACCGCAAGGACGGCAAGGTGGTGAAGGAGGGCGACGACCTGCTGGCCGCCACCCGTTATGCCGTGATGATGCTGCGCTATGCGCGGACGGAGACGCAGTGGCGCAAGTTTAATGGCCCGCTCGTGATGCCGCGACTGTCGATTGCTTAGGTCCTTGCGGCGCACTGATTCGGTATTTTTTTACCCCCGCAATCCTCGGTCAGGGAAGAGTCGGCGCTTTAATTTTTTATCTAATTGTGACGTACTTCACAGGTTGGGCTTCGGCTTTTGTGAGCCAATTCATTGAGTTGATGCCCTCGATAAAACGGCCGCTTCGGTGGGGCAATCCATGGGCAGGTCGAGCAAATTCATCTCAAGCGCAGTGAGGTTGCGATCTTGTTTGTTGGGGGCTTGGACAGTTGCGTCGATAACTCTGTGCACCGCATTTGCGGGTGCGGATCGCGCGAACGCTGGTCCCGTGACCGTCTCGGTACCGATTCCCAGAGTCAGCGTGCCCAAGGTCAACGCGCCGAGCATCACGCTCCCGAATGTCAGTGTCCCGAATGTCAGTGTCCCAAAGGTCAACCTCCCGACCGTCAACCTCTCGACCGTCAACGCGACGGCCACCACCTCTCCCTCCCGCTTTGATCGCACATTGAAGGGCGGCCCCTGGGTGAGGGACATCGCGCGGCCGAAAGATAGAACAACCGGGGGCGCCAGCCCCCTCCTCCAAAAGCCGCTCATTCATAGCGGCGCTGCGGCCGGGGCCAATGGCAACGATGCAGGAGCCCAGTCCAATGGCGATGTAGGGGGAGCGCGATACTTTGCACCCGGATCCCAGGACAGCAATACGGTGTGTGGACGCTATCCCTATCCAGCCTGCCATTAGGTACGCAGCGAGCGAAGCGACGCCTTGCGGCGGGATGGTCGCCGCGTATCTGAACACAAGTCTAAGCACGCCGGAACATCCCGCATTCTTCGACGAACCGCAGCAGCGCCATGTTGTCGGCGGTCACAATCAGCAGCTCGCCGCGCTCCAGCACGCGGTCGGCAGGCTGACGGCCCACGTCAACGATCAGGGCCTTGGTGAGCTGGTAGCCGAACTGCGTATAGCGCGGGAACTGGATTCCGATCTGCTGCGGGCCGTAGCGCGGCGGCGCAAAGACGAAGGCGAAGGTGCGGGGTTTTCCCGCATTCTCTGCGGGGTTTCCCCGCACTGGTTCATCCTCAAGGCAACGCAGCCGCGGCAGGCTCACCCTCACTGCACGGCTCCCCGCAGCAGTTGCCAGCTCTCCAGTGTCGCAACTGCCTCATCGATGCCGGTCGCGACTGCAGTTGCTACGCCGGCGTTGCTTAGCCTCTCCAGCATGTCGGCCTGGCTCTCACTGACTCTGCCGGACTCAGCCTTGAGTTCTAGCGCGTAGGCCCGTCCCTGGTGCCAGAGCAGGAGATCCGGTGCACCAGCGGCCACGCCAAGGCTTTTGAAGATGGCGCCCTCGATGCGACTGCGCGCGCCACCGTTGGCTGGGTGCAGAAACACGACGCCGGGAACGCCGCGCGCGTTGAGATGCGCGACGACGGCGCGATGAACTTGCTGTTCTGGACGATGGCGACGGATTGCGGACACGGTGCGGACATAGCCCGTGCATGAATTGCTTGCGTCTCTAAGCTACTGAATTTGTTGCAATAAGCAAGATCGTTAATGAAGTGGTACCCGAATAATAATCAGCCATGACCTGCCAGCAGGTGATCTCCTGCCTCACCGGATCGGCGGTGCATATTGAATTCCGCCATGCGTCCAGAGCTGATTGATGCCGCGCGGAATCCCGAGCTTCGACCCGGCTCCGACGTTGCGCTCGAACACTTCGTCATAGTTGCCGACCAGGCGAATGATGCGGGCCGCCCAGTCGCTGGTGAGCCCAATCTCGGTACCGGCGCTGCCATCGAGCCCCACCAGCCGCCGGACCTCGGGGTTATCGGACGTCATAGCCTGCTCGATCGTCTTCGAGGTCACCCCCAGTTCCTCGGCGTTGAGCATGACAAA